GTTTCCGTGTCAACTGGGTCTGTTTCGACATTGATTGATGTCGATGCCGCCTCGGAGCGCTTTACAGCGCTGTTCAGCCCCTTTACCTCCTCCACCGCCAATTTTGCTTCTTTTTCAACAACCGCAATACGCTCTTTGATTCCCGTCAAATCAACATCGTGATTTTTCGCACTGCTTTTGCTTTCTTGATGCGCGCTTTCGATACTCCTTGAGAACGCAGCTCGCTCACGCCTGATTTCTTCAAGAACCGCTTGATTGCTAGCCAAAATGTGTTTTGCTTCACCAAGCGAAGCCGCTGCCTGCTTTGCGGCTACCTCGGCTCTTCCAACCGGAATTTCAAACATTTTACCATCGGACGCAGACGTCATTGGGATCACGCCCTCACCATCAGCAGAAATATGTTCCTGATATTCAAGCGCATCGGCTTCAGTAATATATCCGGCACTTTTGAATGCTCTCGCTTCAGCAAAAGTCATGCTAACAAAAGTGCCTTTTTCCCATTCGCGACCGGCGAAAGGTCCATTTTTCAGCACCTTCCATATTTTTACTGCATTACTCATAGTGCCTCTCCCTCAACATCCGTTATATATCCACCCTCACCAAAATCATGGTCAGCGCTTTTGATTCGATAAGTGCCGTCTGAACTGGCGCTGAAACCCTTCATTTTAATCCTCATTTCCGCCTTTAGACGTGGATTCCCGATCATTGACAATGAACAGGTTTTGGCCTCCCGCTGCATCGCGGCATTCTGGGCGCGCGCGGCCTCAGCCGCCTGCTTTAACCCATCTGGATAATGTCCGCCAAGATTTAAACGAACCTTCCCTTCGCCACCAGAAACAATTTCCAGTTTCTGCTCAGCTTTGTCACTGTCCCAATAACATGCGCTAGTTGAAGAATATTTTGGTCGATCTCGCAAAGGCGTCTCAAACGAGATTACATCACGCGGAACAACAGTTAAAGTTCCAAAATCAATCTCGCCCTTCCGCGCGAATATGAGCTCCCCCATCTTCGGACTTGATATAGCATCATGAACCCGTCCCAAGCGCCGAATAAATGCCAGATCGCTCTCTCCTGTCTGTGCCAGGTAATCATACAAGATTTTCCCGACAGACCCCATGGCCGAAGCCTTGAGGCCATTTCGGGACGCAATTTTCTGGACAATTTGCGCAATTGTCATGTTTTCATAAGTGTCAAAGCGCCGCTCTTTCATTGTCGCGCGCAAGTCCGCCGCTTTGCAACTGATAGACAGAGACAGCGGCATGCCTCTCAAAACCCGATCAGTGACGATAAATCGCCCCATTTTCTGCAAATCTCGACGATATCCAAGAGACACTTCAACCACATCGCCCGTTGGCGGAATAGATATTGATTGATTCTTGTTATCAAACTCCAGATCACATGTATCAGATTCAAGGCCTTCGCCATCGTGAATCCGAATAGATTTTATTCGAGACGCGAACCGACTGGTGTAATCAACGCCACCAACTTTTACAAGATATTCCGGAATCATGATCCAACATAATCCCACAAATGAAACCGCTCATCAGCAGCAGGTTTACGCTCTCTCACAACAGGAAAATCAATAATTACTCCAGCAGGCAACAGTACTCCGAAATTAAACAAATGCGGATTTTCTTCAAGGACAGCCTCAACGACCCCGCCTTGCGTTGTCCCATAATGCTCAAAACACAATGCCGAGACTGTATCGCGCGCTTTGGAAACAACACTCACCACAGTGCTCCTGAATAAGGGATTTCACTACCCTCTCCTGAATGGTTCATGCTAATTGTGAAATCAATCTTCTGCGCCTGGCCGCTGAGCGCCAACGATGTATGAACATCATTAATTGACACAATTATCCAGTGACCAAAAAACATCCCGTTATTTGTCGCCATTGGATATGACACGCCATTCCCAGCCTTTCTGCGCATAGTCTCGAATGAAGCCAGTCCGTTCCCGCTAAGCCTTGAATCAAGGGGAAACATTGTCCCCTCAAATTCCATCGTTTCATCTCCTGTTCCGATGAATTGCTTCACGGGCCTGCCGCCGATTACTCTGTGTGATTGCCAATCAAAATCAATGCCTCTCATCAGACGATCATAATTCAGATCAGATATCCCAAACCGATAGGCGCCATTCGCCGAGCCGAATTCTCCAAGACCCAAAATTATTCCCATAGCGCCTACACCTAATCAACAAAAGCATTTCCAAGCCGACCACTCAAACCGCCGCCCTGCGCGACATTGTGCGCACGTTTGGCCGATTTTTGCAAATCCTGCGCACTCGCTGCAATATCAGCAGCAGCACGCCGTAATGCATCCGATATTGCACTGCCCGATGCGTCTATACTGGATGCGGTTGAAGCTGCCGCGCGCCGAATTTTAATCTCATGTGAATCACCAGTTCTGGCAATTCTTTGAGCAACAGTCTGCCCTGTTTGAGCAATACCAGAAGCACTTTTTACGCCAACAGAGGGTACTGAAGCCCCAGCAGAAACCTTTGCAACAGACGTTACCGCCTTGGCGCTGTTTGAGCCGCGAATCCAGTTCCAGGCGTCTTTAACCCAATCTGGCAGCATATTTGCCAATGACGATTTAATTTTTGACAGAAAAGCTACCCAAGGTTTTTCAATGAAATCAGGCGTTATCGCGCTTAATAAATTTCTGAACGTTTCTTCAAGACCCATGAAGGAGTTAACGATTCCGCCAATGATATTCTTTCCGACCAAGCCCCCAAAGGCAGAAAATTGCTGACCAAATCCCTTTTTAACGCGCTGAAAATCCAACGTCAAAACACCCGCAATGATATTCCAGGCGCCTGAAAAGGCCAGGATGATGTTATTCCACAATGACGTGAACCAACTGACAACTCCCCCCCAATGTTTATATACCGTGTAAACAACAGCCGCTATCGCCAAGCCTATCGCCAGCGGAATTATACCGATGAAACCAAGAACTCCGGCTATCGCCGAGCCAACTGTCATCAAAACACTTCCTGCCGCGATCGTAGCGGACGCCAACGCCCCCAAAGACCAAATCACAGCACCGACGGCGACAGCAATGCCACCCAACACAACTCCCACAATCAAAACCTGAGAGATGAATCTGGCAACTGGACTTCCGCTTATTGTGTTTGACAACCATGTCACCCCCTTGGCTACAGCAATCAGAAAATCAGTGATTCCACCATCACCTTCTTTCCCTGCTAAAGTCAAAAACAGATCATTAATCGAGCTCGACGCGCGATCAACAGCGCCAACGAACCCCTGCATCATTTTGGTTTTCATCCTATCAATAGCACCCTCAGAATTGCGAATGATGCCATACATCTTATCCATTTCTTCAGCTGGGCGGCCAAGCAAGGTTTTCATCGTAAGCCCACCTCGCTCCTTAAACACCGTATTCAAAACAACATTCGTCTGAAGATTTCCATATTCTTTTTGAGCAGACCTGAACTGATTTACAATATGACGCAATCCCTTTGAAGAACCATCCTTATTAAAAAAATCATGCCAATCCATACCAAGTGATGCGAGTGCCTTCTTTTCTTTTTTCGTTGGATCAAGCAGGGAATTCATCATTCGCTGCAAGCCCGTTCCGGCCATATCGGCCTTAATACCGGCCTGAGCCAGAGACATAACAGCAGCGCCTGTCTCATCCATTGATATGCCATAGCCCTTAGCCACAGCGCCTGCATATTTCATCGATTGCGACACTTCAATGATGTTCGCGTTTGTATTGGTTACCATTGCCGCCAGCTTGTCGCCGACACGTACATAATTCGTATCTCCAAAAACATTCCCAACATTGGTCAAAATATCAGTCGACGTCCCTATATTCTGGTCCGTCGCCAACGACAATCCGACCGACACTGGGAGGAGTTTCTTTGCCGTTTTCGGATCAATACCAGCAGCAGCCATTTCGACGAGCCCCTGCGCAACTTCAGCAGCAGTTTTAGAGGTCGTCGCCCCTTGATTCCGCACTTCTTTGCGCAACATATCCATTTGAGCACTTGTAGCATTTGCCATCAAAGCACTGGCCTTATTCATCCCTTTCTCAAAATCATATGCCGAACGGCCAATTTGAGTTATTGCAAATGCAGACCCGGCAGCAGTAACACCGCCGCCTTTCATACTCCGACGGCCAATTCCTTTGGTGCGGTTATGACGTGCTGATCGGCGCGCCGCCTTCTCTTCCATTCGGCTGAACAGCACCATTTCTTTCGTCGTGAGGTGGACCTCATTGCGCAGCCGCTTAAATGATCCACCAACGCGATCGAGTTTATGACGCAATGTGGCAGAAGCCCGCGCATTATTCTTGACCGTTTTAGTCTGCTTTTTAAATGCGCGACCGACCTTATCAGTTCCGCGCTCCAATTTGGAAAGGTCTTTAGTTGCTTTTTGGGACGGACCAGAAATTCTGTTAATTAGTGATGCAACGATTTGAACTTTTGAAGTGGCGCTCATCGAGAACTCTCATTTTCCAATTGAACAATTCTGACGACCTCGGCGTGCCACACAAGCAGCTCGTCAACATTCATATTTTTCAAATCCGTAACATTCCAATGAAATTTATTGGCAATTTCCGCGATCAATCTTACAATATCCGGCGGTAACGCTTCTTCTTTTTTTCCTTGCTGTTCTCCACAACAGCAGTAATTGCAACGATATCCGCTGCATCAAACCCATCAATGACCTGCTCTTCGAGCCCGGTAAGAACACCGATATAGGCATAAGTATCACCTGTGCTTTGCGGATTTGTAGGTCTTATTTTGTAATCTTTGGCGCGAGGGCGTCTAACCGTAATTTGTGTCAATTCCGGTGTCGGATAAAGCAGCTTCAAAACACCGTTCTGCGCACGGCGCTTTTCGCCTTCCATCATCATTTCGCCAACGATTTCATCGATGGCATCAAAGTCATCCCCAAGCATTTCGTCAAGAATCTTCGGCGTCAATCCTGTCAATGCCGAGAACAGAGTGATTTTCTTGTCAATCGGCGCGGGATCTTCCGGAAGCGGCATTTCTCGCATATCAACTCCAGTAGGCCGTCGGATAAAGACCTCTTTCGTGATATTATCCGCCTCTACAATCGGCTCTACTAATTCGTAGATAACACCCGGAATTTTCTGCTCTACCTGTTTATTCATTAGACGATTCCTATTGCCTGACGCATTCCAGCCAGCTGATCCTGTCCATCAACGCGATATTCCATGTCTTTGTTATTGATATGGATAATCTCACGCTGGCCATGAGTGAGAGTATAAGACGATACGAGGAGTGAATACTCACTCTCAACCTTTTCACTTGCCTTCCAGGCATCCGGTTCCCAGCTCCCTAACCGCGCCAGCATTCTAGCGCGCAAAGAGAAAAAAGCTCCATTGGCTCCAGATACGGCGCCGCGAAAAGTAAATGGCAGCAGCCCCTCTGCGCCAATCTTGAGCTTCGATATGATATTTGGATCAAAAGAAGACATTTTGAAGCTGGCCTCAAGCTTCTCAATCCCCAAAACAACAGGCTCCGGTGAAAACATTCCACCGCCCTGGAAGTCTTCAGTCTTGAATTTTACAGCGGGGAGTTTCAGCTCAGTCCCATCACCATAATACCCCAGCCCATCAATATAAAGCGCGAAGGCCATCATCACATTGCTCAATTGAGCCATTAAGTCTCTCCCTTATACAGCCAGCGCTGAGCCCGATTGTTTTAGAATATCCGCAACCATCTGCTCAAGATAGTACGAATTCCGATGCGAAGCGATGACGGCCTGCTCAAAAGGCGGAGGCGGCTCATGATCAAAATCAATCCGAAAGATACCATCCATTATTTGATCTTTTGGATTTACGTCTGGATTAATAACAGCCCTACCGCCCAGAATGGCTCCTTGCGCTTTGAGGCCACTCAAATGATCATTGATCATATCACGACACGCGTCCAGCAGTTCGGCGCTCATCGGGCGATCTTTCGCCCATTTAAACGATTGAATCATAGAGTCATGGATATTATCCGTAACGCGAACAGACGACATAAATTGCCACTGCGGGTCTTGCGAACAGGTTCGCAAACCTGAAAATCTATAACCGTTATCATGAACAACCGTTGTCACGCCATTTCGATTGAGATAATTGGCCTCCGTATCAACATCGCCAATATCATAATAGACATCGCGCGCCACGTCAGTCACTCCAACAATCTCCTGATTTGACAGTGACCACCAAAATCCATGCTCATTATCCATATAAGACTGGATACCAACGGCGCGCGCAGCACTGGGCCGAGTTACATTGATATTGTTCTCCGCATCCCAAACTTTCACGTATGGATCAATCACCATCAATCGCTTGGCGCCAAACTGATTCCGATACGCAACAGCATCTTCATTTGTTGTGTTCGGCCCATCGACGAAGGCAGCGGCGCGCAACTTATTAGCCAAACTGACCAGTTCTGCCGTCACAGGATTAGCCGAATCATCAAGCGCCCCAGATAGCTGTGCGCCTGTGCCGTCACCTTCAACGGTTAGATTGATTTCATCATATCCATGACCGGCGTTATTGATTGTCGCTCCAACAATTGATCCATTTTGAATGATCGGCGATGCTGACGCCCCCTCACCATTGCCGCTAATATTAATAGATGCATTGGTATAACCCTGCCCTCCATCATTAACAACAATATCAGCGAGCCCATCAGTCGGAACACCAGACGTGAATCCCGGCGCGATTAGCAATTTTGGTGTCACTTTCAGGCGTGTTGGCGCTTTTAGAAGCGCATACATCCCTGTTTTATGAATTTGACTGCCGACCACATTACTCCACATGGCCGCCTCGTCAGCCCCCTCATCCACACACGTCAGCATTATCGATGCAGCGCCCTGGTCGAGAATATCATCACAAACATCTCTTGCTGTTCCGGCAGCGCCAAGCTTTTTAAGGAGTGATGTATCTCCATTTATTTGAATTGGTGTATTTAGCGGAAACGCCGAAACGTCTCGAGAAGGCGCCGTAACCACAGCGCCAATTACTGATGATTGCACCTGCTTAATGCTACGCAAACCATCATCAACATTGACCACGCGCGCGCCGTGATGGTAGGGGATCGCCGACATATTTCAAAGTCCTCTCTCAAAACAAAAATCTTATAAGACCTTCAACTCCATCAGCCGACCGCCCCCTTGACATGCGTCGCGTCATTGCCCGCCAACCAAGTCACCGTATGGCCGTTTGTCTTGATGGCTTTCCCGGCTGCGCCGCCTGCGCCGCCATTGGTTTGTGGTGGGTGAAACCCGCCACCACCAGTAACACCTGCTTGCCCCCAATCGCCACCATTACCACCGTCACCCGCATCATGCCCGCCACGACTCCCTGGGTATTGACCGCCATTTGAACGCGATTGGCCATACCCCGCGCCCGCACCACCAGTGCCGCCACAATAAAAATCATCATGCCCCGCCCCATAACTACTCCCTCGCCCGCCGCCGCCCC